AAAAAAGAGTGCTAAAGCAATGAAAGGCGCAAACGATCTTGATTTAGAAAAATTAAGACGTGAAGCAGAAGAAAATGGGTTTAACCCATTAACAGTACTACGAGCAACAGGCGGACAAGGTAGTACAAAAGGCCCATCTGGCGGTTTAGCTAGTGGGGCATTTTTTAGTACATTTGCACAAGGAATACCAAGTATTCTTGAATCAAATTACGATAAAAAAATGAAAGATGCACAGTTAGCAAGCACAATTGCTAACACACGTTATACGGGTGTATTAACACATGATTTATTAACAAATCCAAATAAAGGCGGACGAAGAATTGATCCATTAAGTGGATTAGAAATTAAAGACGCTTTTATACAAGTAATGGGTGATGATGGGAAATTAACAAAAGTTCCCAACAACGAAATTACAGAAGGTAACAATCCAATTGAATTAGCAACAGCTGCAGGTATGCAAATAACATCAGAAGTTGCAAATAAATTAGGAGTGCCATTACCTACCCCAACATCTTATGTTGATATGGGTGCAAAGGTTTGGAATAAAATTGGATTATTATCAAAAGGTGCTTTTGATAAATTAAAATCCAAAGCAACTAAAAGTTATCAAGAAAATCACGGAGCGTTAGCAAGTGATACAATCATAACGTCAAAAATAGACGATTTTGATTATCTTGATGCATATTTTGGAAAATAAAATGTGCGCCAAGTGTAAAAAAATACGAAAAATTATAACCAAAATCATTGCAAGGAGAAAACGCAAATGAGAATGACTGAACTAATACCAAATAGCCCGATTGCTGTACAGAAATCGCGCCGATCTGTAAAGGGTCGAGTATTAACGTCAGGCGACGCAGGTAAAATCCTGCCGTTGAAATACGAATGGCTTCACCGCGAAGACGGCGTGCAAAGCGGTAAAATCCGCATGAACGTGGAAATGATGGAAACATCAGAAATGTTAATGAACGGTGTGGGCGTAACACTTTACGCACACTTCGTCCCAATGCTTGCATTTGACCGTTTTAACGGATCAATTGACGAATTAAATCGGTCATATAAAAAAGAAAATGGTGCAGCAGGTAGCGTAATACCATTTTTTGAACAAAATAAGTTTTATAGACCTTCAACTGATAGTGTTATTAATCACTCTTCACTTAATAATGATACAACTAATCATTATGGAGAAATTGAAAACGATACATTTTATCAAACTATGGGCATGCATGTTGAAACAACAGCTTTAAATACAACAGTAGTTGAATCATATAATGCAATTGTTAACCATAGACGCAAAGCACGATCAAAATCGTTACCATTAAGAAATGCATACGATCATACGTTAGCTGATGCATTTTGGATTAATAACGGAATGCAAAATATAGTTCCTGATTATGATCAGAATTTAATTGATGGTCAAGTAACACTTGCCGGATTGACATTTCAAGCGCCTGTAAAGTCAAGATATGCACATTCAGGTGCAGGTACATTTGATGCTGAAGCAAATAATACATTAACTGGCACACATGATTACAAACCAAGCCAAAAAGGCGCAGGAATTGTAGATGATGGCGATATGTATTTATTTGATGAAATATTTGCAGAATTGCAAACAGGCGGCAATGCAACAATGTCACTTGCTGACATTGAACAAGCACGTAAAACAGCGGCATTTGCTAAATTAAGAGCAAAGTACGATGGAATTGAGGACGAATTTATAATTGACACACTTATGTCTGGAATTCGCGTGCCAGAAGTTGCATTAAAGCAACCAATATTATTGGGTCGTCAACGTGCAATGATAGGATTTAATCAACGTTATGCAACAGACGGCGCAAACTTGGACAAGTCAGCAACAAACGGTATGGCAACAATTGACATGTCAATTAGGACACCGGCTATGAATACCGGCGGCGTTATAATGATAACTGCCGAAATAGTGCCAGAACAACTCTGGGAACGTAAGAAAGACTATTTCTTATACACAACAGACCCAGATACGTTACCTAACTACTTGAGCGATTTTTTAAGTCCTGAAAAAGTCAGTCGAGTTCAAAATGACCACGCTGACGTAAACCACGCAACACCAGATGGAACATTTGGTTATGCACCACTTAACCACCAATGGCAAAAAGATGCCGTAAATATCGGCGGAAAGTATTATAGACCTGCAAATGACGCATTTGACGAAGACCGCGCAAAAATATGGACGGCTGAGTCAACAAACCCAACGCTAAATGAAGACTTTTATTTATGTTCAGGTTTGCACAAAAAAGTATTTGCCGATCAAGTATCAGACAGTTTTGAAATCACATGTCTCACAGATATGTCGATTGTAGGAAACACCGTATTCGGTGCAGGACTACAAGAAACTGATGCAACATCTGATTACGACACAATCACTTCGCAAGTCGATTCCTCGCGTATCGTTAAGTGATAAAA